TCTCGTCGCCAGCCATAGCGATGACCGAGGCCATCGAGGCCGCAAGTGCATCAATGTGAACGACTAAGCCGCCTTTGTGCCGACGTAGCGCGTTGTAGATTGCGGCTCCTTCAACAACTGATCCGCCGACAGAATTGATGCGGAGGTGAACACGTTGGCCGGAAAGTTTTTTGAGTTCGGCAAGAAAGGATTTTGCGGTGACGCCACCAAAACCGATCTCATCATAAATGGACACTTCGGCTTCGCCGTCTGCGGTCTGTTGAATTGCATACCAGTGGCGCGCGTTCATTGCGCTTGCTGCGGTGTCAATGCGCTGCCGTTGTTTGTCGGCGGTGCAGGGTTGGGATTGAAAGTGGCAATGCTGTCGGCGCTGATGCCAAACTCTGCGGACAAGTCGGCCAGATACTTGGCCTCGACAGCGCGCTGGCGGAGTTGGTCTTTCCACTCAAGGCCGCGCTCGCTGTAATCTTCGGAGTAAGTGCGGAGGCCGGCGCGGACATCGTTGAGGTTGGCTTGTGCTTCGCGTCCGTAATCTACCGACGCAGCCGCCGGGCGCTGCCATTCGACGCGCCACCAATTTTCGTTCTGCGGAATGAGGCCGCGCTGCATACCAAGCGTGATGACGTGGGCCCACACGCGGGAGCAGAGGCGGTCGATGAGCAGTGCTTGGCGCTGCTCAAAGGTGCGCTGGGCGCGGACAAGAACAGCGCGCAGGGCCGCGCCACCCGCATCGGCAGGACGTGCGGCAAATTCCCACGGGACGCCGATGTTGAGGCAGACTTCTCTCAAGAGAAGGTCGCAGAAGTCGCGGAAGTTTTGCGTGGGGCGGTTGGATGTCCACGAGATCAGGTCTTCGCCCATGCCGAGGCGCGGGATGGCGCCGCCTGCGTTGCCGAGGCTTTCGACGGTGACTTCGCTGTTGTCTTGGCTGTTGACGGAGTGGGTCGCCTCGCCAAAGAAATCCGCGCCTTGCGGGTTGGAGGACTTGATGGCGAGGGCTATGTAGGAGGAAATTTTGAGCGCCATCTTTTCAAAGCTGATGGCGTCCGACACATCGCGGAGGTGATTGATGGACGGCGCGAGCGGCGTGACGTAGCGGAGTTCGTCGCCCTGGCTGGCCTCGCCAACGTGGATGAGTTGCTGCGCCGGGATGTCCTCAAAACGCTGCGCGGGGTCAACGCCGTCGCCGACCAAGTGGCGGTAGAAGATCGGGCGTAGCTGCGGATTGACCACCACGCCGTCGATAATGTTCTGCGCGCCTTCGCGGGCGGTCGGGTTGCTCGGCTCGTAGATCGAGGAGCGGGCGTCGCCGATGCGGTGGGCAAGGATGAGTTGCAACGCGGGATACCCGGTCGATTGCGCTGTGGCGCGGAAGAAAACCTCGCCGTCGCGGTCGATGGCGACCGAGGCGATGCGCTGCATCTCGCGCCAGGTGTAGCGGCCTTGGATGTCGGCCACGCGGCTCCATTGCTCAAAGAAAGTTTCGGCGGCATTGTCCCATGCTTCGTCGCCGCTTCGGGCCTGCGGGCGGATGCCTGTGCCTGTGGCGTATCTGGCCTTCTCGCAAATCAGCCCACGGACAAAGGGCATATTGTTGTAAACCCAGCGGGAGAGCTTCATCAACCGCTCGCGGTCGGCGCCGGATACGTCGATGTGGCTGTCGGTCGCCGTGGCGTTGTAGGGAAATCGACGCTGAATCGAAGGCCGCGCGGCATCGTAGCTTTGCGCCTTCGGGCTGAAGGCTTTGGTCACAAGTTTCCAGCGGTCGGCGAGTTTCATCAGTGCAGCGGGTAGTTGAAGGCCGCGATGGCGGTCTTGAAGGTCTTGCGTGTCAGCCAGAGTTCAAGGTCGGCTGCTGCCAGATCCTTGATTTGCTTCCAACAGTAAAAAGCCATCTCGGCCACCGTGCCGGCGGTCTGGTCGGGCGGGAGGCTGTAGCTGTAGGACTTGCCACCCATCGAGGCGCTGACGAGAACGCGCCCGCCCTCTTTCGCCACGGTGAAATTGTTGGCGGCAATCGTCTCAAGCGCCGCGACTGTCTTTGTCGCGTCTTTGTTGTTTGCTACCCAGACTGAGAAAACAAAGGAGCGCGGAGACATTGCTCACGCGCGGCGGTGTCAATTGGCGCGCTTGGCCTTTTGCTTGGCGCGATACTTGGCCCACCGGGCTTCGACTGCGGCTGTGGCCTGCGCCTTTGTGCGGGCCTTGCTCGGCCCCTTAACCTTGCCGCCTTTGCTGCCAGTGGCGCGGGTGTCCACGAAGCTGGCTGGCAAAGGCTTGTTGCAGTTCGGGCATTTCACGCCCGCAATGTTAGATGGCATCGTTGCCAACCTCAATAGGAAGCTCCAGTTGCGGGTCGGCGGCTTGAACGCGGGCGACTTGAACAAGGTGCGCGTGGCGGATGATGATCTCGGTCAGCTTAAGAGCGGAGGCGATATCGTAGTCGTGCTGCTCGTTGAAGTGCGCGGCGGCGTGTGCGATTTCGTTGATGTTCATTGTGTGAGCCTTTTTATTCCCGAAACGGGTCGCAAGATTTGCCGATTTGCAAAATTCTTTTGGTCGGCTTGTTGGGCACAATGCCGTTGAGGTGCAAGCATCGCCACTCGTCAGCGATTCGTGCGGCGAGGTCTTCTGACTTAACTCCTATCTGTTCGTAGGCAGAACAGGCGATAGCGGCAAAGACGGCTTTCGGGATGTCATCGAACACTCGGTCAAGGTCGATCTGGTATTGGTTGCGGTGATTTTTGAGGTGCATTGTGTGCGGTGATTTGCGCGGGGGATGGAACCCCGCGCGGGTTGTTAGGCAAAACAAACAAGCCCATCCTTGTGCTTGTAGACGGGCTCTGACCCGCAGATGACGCGGCACTTGGTCGCGTCTGCGTAGTAGCGTTGGCCAACGCCACCTTGCTGGATGCCGTTTTTGACCCACGGCACGATGGTCACGCGCAATCCGTATTCCGGGTGAATTTCATCAACGCGAACAACGGCGCTGAAGTTTTCGACGATGTCGCCCACTTGGATCGGCTGGGCGGCTTGGCCTTGGAGGAGCGTTGTGCTCATGCCCCCAAGATACGCAAGCCGCTTGCGTATGCAAGCGAAAAAATCACTTTTTTTGAAAATATTTTTGCCCCGGGCCAACCCCTTGATTTTGGGGGTTTTAATCTGTGGGCTCGTCCAGCTTCGGCTTGATGATGTTGCCGTATTCGGCCAGCGCCAGAATCATCAGTTCGCAATCGAGCATATGGTTCGGCCTGCGCCCGATCTGCCGCCAGATGTAGTTCTCGCGCCCCGTGAGCGGGGAGCGTTTGACCACTTTGCGGTGGGCATCGAGGTGCGCTTTGTATTCCTCGGAAGCATCAGCGGCGACCGTCCACGCCGGGCCTTTGCCGCCGCGCAGCCATTCAAGCACATCCTGCGCGGCGGGCGACGAGAACAGCATAAGGAAATATCCGCGTCGATACGGCTTGAGCACCGAGATGGCCTTGCGAAGTGTCTTACCGAATTTCACGCCGTAGCCGTCCGCGCGGTCTTCGCCCTTGGCCGGGATGTAGCGATTGCGGAGGCAGACATCCAGCACCTCGTCGGTGCGGAAACCTGAGTCCACCACCACGAGCTTTGCCATCGTGCCGCCGATGTTGCGTTGCTGGTCGAGGCCGAGTTCCTGCACCTTAAATTCCAAGTCTGCCCAGGTGGTGAGTCGGCCTTCGTCCACGAGCTTGCTGCTGCCGTCTTTGGCGAAAGCGCGACAGGCGAAGTAGAAACAGTCCTGTTGAACGTCTACGGCCATGATGCGCGCCGTGCCTTCTTCGGGCTCGGCGCGGAGGTTGTATTCGCCAACGGTGAGCGGGCGGGATTCGTCGGTCATGGCGTCTTCCCACGGCTCGGCGAGGATAGAGTTTACAAAATCTTGCAGGCCCATGAGCGAGGACTTGTCTTGCAGGAATTTGACGGCCAGCGCCCCAAAGCTGCGGCGAACTGAATAAAGCGCGGACAAGTGGTAGCTGCGATGCCCCGGCAATGCGTTGGCGTTCTCCGCGCGCCATTCCCCTCCCCGCAGCATCTTGGTCTTCAGCGCGTCGGTGATGTGGCCGTTGCAATGCGGGCACTCAAGGCGGGCGGTTTCGCGGACGCGCTTCAAGTCCCATTGGTTCTGGTCAATGCGAGCGTCATCGTCCCATTTCATCATGGGCCACGAAAGCAGGGTCATCTCGCCGCAATGCGGGCACGGCAACCAGAAGCGGCGCTGGTCGCCTTCCAGCCACGCCTTCCAGATTGAGCCTTCCTGAGTCGTGGGGGTGCTGGTCATCACGATCAGATGCATCGGAAAGGACGCGACACGCTGGACAGCAAGCTGCACGGCGGCGGCTTCCTGCTTGGTTTTGGTTTTGTATTTATCCACTTCGTCCAAGCAGAGGAGCGAAATGCTGCGGCCCGCGAGGTTGCCGGGGCTGTTGCTGCCGATGAACCAGAGATGCATCCGCGCAAATGCTTGGTCGAGGTTCTTGAACTTGTCTTTGTTGCGCGGAAGTTGAGCGCGCAAAACCTCGTTGTCATCAATCATCACTTGCCAGCGCGACTCGCTGAAGCTCTGCGCGTTGGTCTGGGTATCCAGCACCCACAGCGCGGGAGCCGGGGCGCGGACGAGGCGGTAGGCCATGCCTACTTGGATGGCTGTGCTCTTCGCCACTTGCGCCCCGCAAAGCAGCGCCATGGAGCGGACGCCGCTGGCGGGGTGGAAGCAGTCGAGCCATTCCCGCATGTAGGGGTAGCTGCGGACGCGGAAGGGCCCGGGCGAAGACGTGAAGCGGGAGGAGAAGGAGAGGTTGGCCTCGGCCCACTCGGTGACGCTTTGGCGCGGATGCGGCACCCATTGGGCCCGCCACATTGCCAGCGCCTTCTCGCGGCTATCTGGAATCCACTCGCAGCGCATGGCCGGTGTTGCTCAAAGTCGAGAAGACCTGCTCGAGGTAGTCGGCCACGGCGTCGCGGGCGAGCTCGGGGTCGTGGGGGTTGGCGGCCATGGCCAAGGCGCCGGGCATGGCCTCGAGGAGAGCGCGCAGTTTTCCGACTTCTTCGGCGATTACGGTCTGCACCTGGTCGCGGTGCATGAGGTTTTGGGCTTCCTGTTCGGAGCGGACTAGGTCGCGCTTTCGGATCTCGTGGGCCTCCTCGGCGTCCTTCACGGTTCGGCTGGCGGCCGAGCGTTCTTGGATCGTGCTGGCGTTCTCGAAGTCTTTGACCGCGATCCGGCGCAGTTTGTCGGTAACGGCGAGGTCGTCGGAGAGTTCCGGCAGGGCGGAGAGGCCGATCGGCACGGTGGGTTGGCTCACGCGCCGGCCGCGCTTCTGTCCAAGATTCGCCGAGCGCCACTGTTGCGCCTCTTCGACGCTGCCGGTGGGCATCCCTTTTTTGGCCAACTGCGCCACGGCCGGCTGGCTAATGCCCAGCGCCTTGGCGAGTTGGGTCTGGCTCATAAGCCTATAAGCATCTGTCAACGCTTATGGCTCGCATGAACAAACCGATCTTGATCGGGCACT